CTTTCCTTAAATATGCTCATTTATTTTACCTCTATGCTTGACACATGACACACTCTTCTTCGTCATCCTGCCTTACTTTCCTTTCTATTTTTATTGATATGTTTTCCGCTCTTTTAATTGCTTCACTTCTGCAATAGTACAAAGTCTTTAATCCCTTATACCATGCACGTTTGTGTACGTTATTTAATCTTCTCACATTAACATCTGGCGGGAAGAATAAGTTTAAACTTTGGGCTTGACAAATATATTTTTGACGCGCTGAAGCCAAGTCCACAAGCCAAGCTTGATCAACTTCAATCGCTGTTTTAAATATATTTTTTTCTTGTGCATTGAGGAAGTCGAATGACTCAACTGATCCTCTATTAGTGATAATAATTTTCCAAACATCTTTTGTATTCTTTCCTTTCTTCTCTAGTAATTCTTCTAGATATTTATTCTTGATTAAAAAAGAACCACTTAAAGTCTTTTGCGAAAACGCATTGGCACGTAAGGGTTCTATACTTGGAGAAGTATTGCCACAAATAATAGAGCTACTTGCATTGGGCGCAATGGCTGTCATGTGTGAAAATCTTTTACCCGTTCCCTTAAGATCAGGCGCTTCCCCTCTTTCCTTTCCTAACAACATATTCGCCGCATCACATTTCTTTTTGATGTGCTTGAATATTTTTACGTTAGGACCCATAGCCATCGGGCTGTTCAATGCCATGCCGTTGCGCTGTAAATAGGAATGGAAACCCATGGCTCCCAATCCCACCGAACGTTCAGACTCCGCGCTCGTGATGGCTTTCTTCATGGTCAAGGGGGCACTCTTTATAAATTTAGTGAGAGTGTTGTCAAGCATTCTCATTAAGTCCTCTATAAATAATTCCTCCTTCTCCCACTCGTCAAAGTATTCCAGATTGACACTTGACAAACAACAGACGGCTGTTCTTTCCTCATTGGTTGGCAATGTTATTTCACTGCATAAATTGGAATGGTGTACCTTTAATCCCTTGTCCTTTAATTCCTTGGGCAATGCCTTGTTAACCGTATCAATGAACATAAGATAAGGCTCGCCCGTTGATACCCTAGCTTCAAGTATCTTTATCCATATGCTTCTAGCTTTAACTGTCTTGACTTTTTGCTTACTGTTGGGGTCAATTAAATCCCAATCTCCATCATCTTCCATAGCTTTCATAAACTTATCTGGAATTATAACAGCGTGATGAAGGTTAAGGTTCTTCCTATTGATGTCACCACCAGCGGGCTTTCTCATCTCTATAAACTCTATTATTTCGGGGTGTGAAACATCCATGTAGCTGGCATAGGAGCCACGTCTGGTGGCACCTTGATTGAATGCAACCATTTGGGAGTCCACTACGTGCATAAATGGAATAACCCCTGTAGTCTTATTACCTTTGCTAGTTGACTGTCCCTGTGAGCGTATATGGCCCCAATAACCCCCTATTCCGCCCCCCATACTCGATAACCAAATGTTCTCAGTATAGTGCGCGGCTAGTCCTTCTCTGCTATCGGGTACATAGTTTAAAAAGCAACTGATAGGCAAACCCCTATCCGTTCCTCCGTTTGACAGAAGTGGAGAAGCAAACATAAACCAAAGATTTGAAACATATTTATACAGTCTTTCTGCATGTGCTTTATTATCAGCAAATGTCATGCATGCTCTGGCAAAAGCTTCTTGTGGAGTCTCCTCTGTTGGTAATAAATACCTATCCTTTAAGATATCCACAGCATTGGTGGGCAGTAGGGTATCTTTTGTTGTATCAATATCAATTTTCATAAGTTCCTTACACACATACCAAGGAGCAGTATATCACTTCTGCCCATCGAGGTCAATTGCTTTTTGATGGAAACACCAAATTCCCTTCAACTTTTATGTAGCCAGAGTCAATCATCGCCCTAATGGTCTGGTCAAGTTCACCTGGATTGGAAATTTTTCTAAGAACTTCCTGCCTAAATACCCCAAGTCTGACATGCCTTCTCTTTTTCAAAGCCATTGTAGCCTCCAACCATGTTTTCATGTCATGCACTATCCTTCCCGTCCGAGCCATACCGAAACCCTCCAAAGCTTTAGGCATACTTTTTTCCATTTCAAACATAAGTTCCTTTGTAGTATCCCAATCCTCTTTCATTATCTTTCTTGTTGATCTGCGTGAAGCGGATACGGATACAGCAACCTTCAAAAAATGTGACACCCTTCGTTGACAATATTCTGACAAGTGGGGATCAATTGGTTCTGGTTGTATATAAGTACCAATATCTTCATTGGCTTCTTCAAATACATCATCATCAAATGACATAGGCCCATACATTTTTGCGATGTGACCTAAATCATTTCTTAAATTGTCAATCGTGTTATCACTGATAACTTTTTGTGTTAAGTCTTGCGGTATTCTTTCTCCCTCATGAAATATGGGAAGCATTCTTGATAACAATCCTTGGGACTTTGCATCCTCTGGCAAGTTATCAACAAACTGTTCTGGTGTTGCACATGCAATCCAATTCAAGCAAGGACCCTCAATAATAAATTCACCTGCGGTTTTTGTTTTATAACTGTAAGATTCTCTACTATCCCACATGTCCGTTAAAAAGAATTGAAGACTCCTTTCATTTCTTGTCATGAATGTACCAAATTCAGATGTCACTAAAGTTATGGATGAATCAAAGAATTGTTCTTGACGAACAGTGCTTAAAAGTAAATCATTTCGCTTTATCTTTTGCATATCAACTGTTAATTTTTCTGGGGTAATTTTATCTTGAATAAGATACAAAGGATATTTTCTTAAACCATAGTTATCAAGATCAGAGTTCCAATTTTCATGATCTTCTTTTGAACCCACAGGTGTGGTAAGCCTATTAAATACTTTTGTAAAAGGAAGTATCAAGCTTACGGATTTATTGCGACCTGGTGGTGCAATAAGTATTATAAATAAATTAGATCCTATGTCATAATTGGGCATAGGAAACCATACTCGTCTCCCTAATGCACCTGCCACCGCAGAAAGCGCTGTCCATCTTGCAAAAGTTTTAGGGATGGGACTTTCCTTGACGGCATCAACACATGCCCCTACATAGTCTGTATAATTTCTTGCCATTATTTATCATCTAGAAACTTAATGTTTTCTGGGGGTATATGGACTAGTTTAATTACCTTAGCTTTGGTTTCAATCCAAATATTCCCATCTTTGTTTCTTATTAATGAAGGTCCTTCTATCTCTGCCTCATTGCATATGGTAGAAAATTCCCCCTCTTTTACTAATACCTTTCCGTCTTCCACATATATTCTTTTTATTTCATCCATGGTTTCATATCTTTCCATGTGTAACCAACTTCAACTGAAGAAGGTACAATCATTTCTTTTCCCTTAATTTCCAAAGGGTTATTCATTTGCTTTAAAACTTGGGGCATTAAGTCATCTAATTTATCAATGTAACATTGACCAAGAATAGCGTCATGAACTTGTGCCAATATATCCAAACCCTCATGTCTTAAATTCTGCCACACTTTTAACAATCCTAGATTAAGTAAATCCCCTATCGTTGATTGAGGAACATAAGCAATTGCTTCCCTCAATGTGGAGTTATCATTTAACCTGCTCCAAAATTGTCTGCGTCTTCCCATGGGTGTGATCAAGCAACCCGTTTGTTTTAATTCATTAGAAACTCCCGTATGCCATACACGTATTCCAGGAAACGCCCCTTTAATTTTTATAAGTTTGCCTATAATTTCTCCTCCGTCTATCAATTCTTGAAAGCCTCCCTCTCGATCTTGCTTGTGCCATCGTTCCAAAGAAGCCAATGGTATCACACCACCAAAATAAAGCAATTGAAATCTTGTCGCATGTGACAGTTTTATTTTTAAATGTTTAGCCAATGCATGAGGAGACATGCCATAGTTAGTTCCATGACCCGCACGCTTACACATATCACGATAAGTAAAATGTAAATAGTAAGGTTTATTAGCAAGCTCTCTGTTCTGAATGGGATCATCAGACCAACCTAAGTTGGGCCACACCATCTTCACAACCTCAGTATGCAAGTCCGTACTCTCGCATGCATTTATATAATTTTCATCGCCCGCAACATAAGCCGTAACTCTTGATTCCGCTTGATCCAGATCAGCATAGAACATTATCTTTCCCTCATCGGGAACAAATATGGAACGCAATTCCTTTGTAACGTTTTGTAAATTGGTTCCCGTTCGCCATGGACTTCCAGATGATGACCACCTGCCCGTCTCCGTGCCCGCTACATTATAAGAACAACGTATCCTTCCGTCTTCATCCCGCTTGGAATCCAAGACAGAAAGCTGTTTGGTTATATCACGCAACGCAAGTATGGTATGACAGAAAGGCTTGGCTCTTGGATAAAATTCCCCAAGCTGTTCAAGCGCCGCTCTGTCCGTGGATACCTTTGACTTGCCCCCTTTGTAGGACACAACGGGTGGCAATCCCAGATGTTCATATAAAATTTTCTTAAGTTGAACGGGACTGTTATGGTTTAAATCCTTTCCCCAAACAGATTGGGAAAATAAATTAAGCATGCGTTCAAGCTTCAATCTTCTTTCCCTTAGGATTTTTTTTCTTGTCTTTACTTCCTCCTCGTCCACACGCAAGCCACGCAACATCATGTCCATCGCTGGCTGTAAACTGTCCAATTCAAATAGGTATGTTTTTTTAGTGAGCCCATCAAATTCCTTGTGTACCTTGTCCCATATCTCATATGTCAAGGCGCAATCAAGGGCACAATAAACCCATTCCGTCTGTTCATCAGATAAATTTTGCTTACTTATTTCTGTGTTTTTTATTATCTTCATCAGCTAACTCCCCTGCGATTGCTGAGTATCCCACCATATCAACGTATGTATCGGAACTCGGATTTCCAAACTTGGCTCTTGCCACCTTTAATAATAACATGAGGATAGAAACATCATGTGCAGATATAGGGTGGTCCAGATAAGCAGACCAAAGACGAGAAATGTTTTCATGATTCTCTTTTTTATTTCCGTACTCGTGTTCCCTTTTTCCGCTCAACAATTTTAAAGCGGTCTTTAAATTTTCTTCTATCTTTATTATCATGTACCCTTTCCACTAAATCATTCAGTTCTTTTTTTGTTCTTATGGGATCCAAATCAGCCAAATCACACACTAAATCAAAGTCATCCTGCTCATTTTCAAACCATTCCCACGCACTTATGTGCGCCTTCCTATCTTCCTTTCCGTTGCCCGCGTATATTAAATCCTGCAACAGCTGATCCAAAGCCGCCCGCCAAAGACGGACATAGGCTTCCATCTCCCGCCAACTATCATTAACAGACTTTGCCGTAAAAAAGTTTGGTCGCTTCACTATTCATCAGCTTTTGTGCTCTTTGAGAACTTGGCTAATGTCTTCCATGCACCTTCATTAGTGTATATGGAGCCCAGAAATGCCAAACCTTTTTCCATTTCGGGTTGCAAAGCATGATGTGCGTGCATGGTATCATGTATAAGTCCCTTGACTTTTATATTATTTTTAAATGATAACCATGACACATCATAAGTTTGATTCTGTGCAACCTTAACTATGCGTTCGTCTTCCAATAAATCCTTAACCCATGTCCATGCCTTGACCTCATCCTTGGGTGACCAATAATTTTTAAAATGTGGATTGGGCATCCAGAATGGTACAACAATGGCGTGTCTTAAAGAGGGGGCAAACCCAATACACCTGGTCTGCCCTTCCGCTGTTTCTATGTCGAAAGATAAAGGGTTGAGCGCACTGCATGTGTCTATATACTTGTCCTTGAATACATAGAGATCATCTATAGTGGGTTCAATCCATAACTTTCTGTTTATATAATTAATATTTTTATTCTCCGATTCTCTTTTGGCTTTCTTAAAATCCGAAAAGAGATGCGCCCTGAAATCGTAGTTCCTTACCACTGTGTGTGAAGGGTAGGTAGTTATTATTTTAAATTCTCTATTTAAATGGGGAGTGTTGGAAGGTATGACAGCGCCACGATATGTTTTAACCTTATCAAATCCCGTTAACGCCCACAATGAAACGCCTCCCATTGCTATAATAACATTGGGATTTGTTTCATTGAGTTCATTGTGCAAACGTTGCAAGTCTTGCTCCATCTCCTGCTTGAGGTAACCTAAGGTGGTATTTGGGTAGGAGGAGCGCCACTTACTCTCTTTGCACAAAGCCTTGTATTCAGATTTTTTATGAAAAAAATTTTGAGGGTTGTCTTGCGCAGGCTTTAACTGAAAAGTGTGGGTGAGCATGCAATCTTCGATTTGTATCCCTGCCATTCTGCAAATTTTATTAATAATAAAATCGCCTGCAAGTATTTTATTTAAACGCACCTCATTGGAAGAAGGGAAGTCCATCACGATAGCGATCTTCGCCCCTTCCTTTAACTGAGAAGGAACACGTTTCCTTACAGCATACTCACCCATGATATATTAGTGCTTAGCCAATATTCTAGATACTGAAGCTTGCAATATATCCTTGTTGCGTCCAACCATTTCGTGCTTAACTATGCCACTAAACGATTGACCGATAGTCTGCTCAAGCATTTCCCCAAAGGAATTACCACTCATACCGAGTGTCTTTGTGAGAAAAGCTTTAAGCGAAATCACAGGATTACCCTGCCTAAGTGCTTTCTTGGTTGCCCAAAATTCCAACCGAGTGCCGTCACAGTTTTCTAAATCTGCATCAGTAATATCAGATTCCAGAACTGCTTGTGCTTTACAGTTGAGACGCACAATTTGGTTTTGATTTTCACCAACTCTATCCGTACGATAACTTGTGATAACAAAATCATAACTGCCTTCAGGCAGAGTGATTGTTTCAGGTATATCCTCAGGGTTCATTGCTAAAAAGTCGTTAACATCAGCCATTATTTGCCTCCCGTTTTGATGTTGATTACATTATCCTTAGTGGATAATCTTTGTCGAGCATTTTTCTGAATCGAATCAAACAATTTCGCAAGATCCAACACAGTATTAGGCTCAATTAATTTTGGAGCCGTTACCTTTAGATCCATGCGATGATCCGATACCGTACGTAAAGTTCGCTCGACACCTTTACTAGAACTTCTAGTATCTATTCTGCATACACAGTTAAAATACCTACCAATTTTAGTAGACAATTTTGAACCGACACTAGTTGGATATGCTTTCGACACACCCATATCGCCTTCCATGTATTGCATATGTGTTGTCACTACCACATTACACGGAACTTCTGAACCCGTAAGGTATTGAATGATGTGCTGGACATCACGCGCGGCTGTTCCCCATTCTGGTTGACTAGCTTGGTCGGTTGGCTTCTTGTTATTAAATACAAGTGCCCCCCTTAAAGCCGCCTCTCCCATCAAGGTTAAACTGTCGATAACCAACACATCTTTAGATGTCCACTTACTTACAGATCCAAAATCCTCTTCCTTATCTTTCCAATTTGAAATAAGGTTAACCCCTTTGCGAAAAGCATCCGCTCTTCCTATTGGGTCTTTCAACGTAACATAACTAACCTTGTCCACCGCATCTGGATTAAGAAATTCTGGAAGGATAGCCAAGCCATCATCATAATCCAAGATACGCAAATTGTATCCCGCATTGGCTAATGCCGATAATGAAGCCGTCTTTCCCGAACCACTATCACCCACGAGTAACAGTTTAGTTACATCAGTTGATATATGATCTTTAATACTTGCCATGTTTTTATCTCCTATAATTTTCATAGTCTATCATAAATAAAATAATTGTCAACAATTATTTTCTTCGTATCTTTAATCCCAAACGGATACGCCTACGATTGCGTCTCTTTTTAGAGCCGACCTTGCGCCTGCCCTTGTGTCCTTTTCTTTTTAAGTCCGCCTTACTCATTGAGCACCACATGTACCCAACAAGATGAGCAACAATAAAATTATTACAGTTGTTTTAAACCACATTTTTAAACCTATACATAAAAATTAATTACTCCCGTTAAAAAAATTGAAAAGGCAATCGCATTAATAAATATGATTGCTCTGTCATTCCACATCATGCCCACAATAAACCAACCAAACACACCTATTGCATGAAAGAATAAATTGTATGGGGATATAGCTAAAGATGTTAATACCATACCAATTAATAATATAAAACTACTGACCCATTTTATATACCATGTTAAGCCACCCGTGGGGGTAATTTTATTAATCATTTTTCCCTGGTTCTGTTAAAGTGGATAGTTTCCATAGCCGTGTGAATTTATTTTTTCCTTACAGTATTCACAGAAGCGCTGATAGGTAGAGTAAAATCCAAATTCATTTTCACATGTATTGCACTTGCGCTTTCCTATTATTATTCTTTCTGACATGCGGGGTCGCCGTCTTGGTTTTGAATATTTAGAATCAGACGGAGGAACATATCCCTCAGCCACCTTCAACCTATAAAGTTTACCCAGAATGGAATTTTTTTTCAACCCCATTATAACGGCTATCTCACAAGGTCGTTTGTCTTTACTTAATCTTTTTAATTCTTCCACTTTCTCCTTGCTCCAAGCTTTAAAACCATTCATTTATTTTTCCTAAAAATATTTTCATCAACGCGTATAACATTATCCACTACCAGATCAGCGTGAGGTTCTCTTATGAAATCCTCATCCAATATAATTTTTCTATGGTCGGGAGATTCCGCACACACTTCCCTAAACTTACATCCGCCATAGTTTCCGCATGACGTAAAGTTCGCAGGATAATATTTGTTATGACTGTAGGCATCCGCCAAACCAATGGCGTATTGGGCATCCGTGTACCATTCATCAATGGATGGCTGTGATACATTGAATATACTTCTATTGAACCTGCAGAAATTAACTCCCGTTTGCACAGCGTCAACAATAAAACCCGCAATGTCCAATCCCAATACATTTCTCGCCGCCCATATGTAAGCGTAGATCTGATTGTTGGGCTGGAAGTTTCTAAAATATAAATCCGTCAATGAAGTTTTGGTAGTCTTGGTATCACACAGATACAGACGATTGTCCAGCTCCACAATTTTATCTATGCGACCAGATAACCTATGTCCCTCGCCACCAAACGGCACTTCAAATCTCTGCTCTAGGCAGGGGGCACCATTGGGCATGGTTGCAATCTTTAAATTGTCTTCCCAAAATTCTTCCGCTCTCCAAACGATGGCTCTTATTCCTGCCTCGAATCCACGTGCCTTGTCCTCTGACTTGTTTAAATCTTTTCCACATTTTTTTATTATGTGGGTTACCGCTTCAAGTACAGCTTCCTCCTTGCTTTTCTTTTCGAATTTACATCTGTCTAGTATTTCAAAGCCATCATGAACAGTTGATCCAAATCCCGTAACGGGTGCATACATTTTTAATTTGTATCCCAACAGATTGGTTAACCTATAAAGTCTGGGACACGCCAGAAATGTAGAAAGACTTGAAGAATCCCAGATCATCTGGCGGGGTTTTTCCCCATCATAAATATATTTTTTTAATTTGGCTGGTTGTTTGCCCATTTTTTTCTCCTGCGTTCTGTTTCTTCTTCTATAAATTCTTCGTGTTCTTTGGGATTAAGTTCCTTGTCAATGTCCACTCGTTTAAAATAACACAGTTGGCACTCATCTTTATATGGAGGTGAAAGAATCGCCAACTCTGGTTTTACATTTTCAGAAAATTCTTCTGTGAATAAAGGCTCTTCACATACTGAACACAGCCTTAACCCTTCATCATTTACTATCATTACACATTCCTTTAGTTTAAATTAATAGCACCAATAAAATAATCAGACTCATTCCGATCAATGCTCCTATTAAATACAGAAACAGTTGGGTATGTTTTACCATCAACAACCATTCCCTTTTTCTTTTATCGTTTCTTCGATTCATTTTTTATATCTCCGTAGGTATCTTGGAAGTGCCGTTGAAGTACACTCACCCTATCTTCAGACATTGCCACCTTGTCCAACAGCTTAGCCATTTCTTCCGTATGCTGTGGATGTTCCCCAATTCCCACAGAATTTTCAAAATAAATTTGCAATGTAGCCTTGCTCTCCAATACTTCTGCCTTAGCTTTCGCCAACAAGGAATCATATAAGATTTTGGGAATGTGATTATACATTATCCACTAACACATCCATGATATTATCCCCCGCAGGTTCGGGCGCTTTTACCCTAGCTGATTTACTTGTAATTCTTTTGCCCGCTTTCTCGGCTGCTCTTATATTTTCCCTAGTCTTTTTTAAATAACTGATGATGGTTTTGATATCATCTTCGTTATCCGCCAATTCAGTTGGATCTTTTTCCAACAACTCCGTTGGTATAACCAATTCCTCTACTGTTTCTTTTTCTTTTTTCTTAGGCATATCTTTATTCCTTTAAGTATATTGAAATAACCACAGCAACCACGCATATGGCTAATAAAATTCCAGAGTAATCTTGAAAGAGTTCCATCATTCCTCACCATCTGCTCCATCAATGGTATCAAATTGAGGTTTGATGGGTTGATTGGGCACAAGTTCCACAGCCAGAACTTTGGCATCTGGAATTGTAACTAATGTTCTCGATAGCTTATTTGAGACATAAGTTCTGGAAGGTTTATCAAATTTAATATTCCCTTCCATGATTTTTTTCGCGGCTTGTTCTTTATTCCTAGCCTCCACTTCCCAATGCTGTGTAAAACAATGGGATGTCGTTACATCATACTTCATCACACACTTCTCCTTGTATTATTTACATCTTATATTATTTACTGACACCTGTCAACAATTATTTTAATGCAAAGTTTTTTTAGTACCAGAGTATTCCCAATCATCAAAAGGATCAGGCTTCTCCCCAGATCTTATGGCTTCAGCGATATCCTTTTCCATCAACTGTCCGAAGGTGGATATGTTGTGCATAACACCCGCGAATATTCTTATGGTATGGTAACTGCCCCCTTGTATCATTGACATACGCAATCCCAATTCTATCAAAGCGCTATTCACTACCTCTAGTGGATATTTGTTTGACATTTTTTCTATGGAATCACGCATCAAACCAATGCACTCCATAAACATCTTGTCCTTTTCAGTTTCTTTTATCATAACTTCTCCCCCCTTTCATCAGTTAAAGTTAAAGGTTTCTTTTCCAACGCAGATGTTATCATAATTCCGTCTGTATTACTAGTCAAAATTAAATGATTGTACTTATTCTCATCCACATCTTCCTTGTTTTTCATCTGTTCCTTGAACGCTTTTATATATCTATACATACGCATTTGCATAGCAAAAGGTTTGTCATCACTTATAAAAACAGATGGTGTATCTGAACCACTCTTATCTTGGTGTTCTACGGCTTTTTCCAAAGCTATGGAAATATCTGTCCACTGCAATAGGTTCGCTGTTTTCGGATTCCACGACATATTTCTCCTGCTCTACTTCATAATCATTTTGGTCTATTCCCAAGTCATCATTGAAGTGTTCATGATGATTGTTTTTGTGCAATGAATAGCCGTCTATCACATGATCGGCTTCCTCTTGTCCCTCAATATCTCTTGGCTCATCCAACAGAGGAAAGATATCATCAACTGAAATGATACCACTCTCTAGATAAGAGTCTGCAAATGCATGACCTTTGGTTCCTAGTTTTGTTTTTTCTTTTTTTCTTTTTTTGCTTTTACCCATATCGTTGCTCCTATATATGTAAAAAATAATATTAAAATAAATACAAACGGATTTCTATATTTATCATCTGTTAAAAATCCTACAGTAATACCAATCGGTATACAAGTCAAGGCAATTAACACCAATGCTTTCGCCATTAGATCAATCATTCCACTCCTTTACTCCACCTTTTTCCTCAATACGATTTGACACACTCGCAGTTGCATA